GTTCTCATTTCTCTCCCTCCCATCCCCACACTTCCGCTTTGGCTCCCGTGCTCGTCAAACGAACGGACACCACCCACTTCACCCCCCGCTTACCCCACCGCTGAATTCTCCTCTCCACATCTCCTATTACTCCATCCCTATCTCGCAAGGTTTCGACAGGCCCCCGCGCCCCAATTTCCACCGCCAGCTGGGCTACAGGCAGGTTGGGCAACACCTCCAACAACCAGAGCGGAGACTTGTCTCTCCACTTTTCTACAACTTCCCTCACGGAAGAAGCAATTGAAGATAACTTGTATGACTCCTTGTCAGCTCGTTATACCAAGGCTTTGGCACGTTCCATGGCGTATACTAAGCAAGTTCGTGCAGCTTCTGTGTTGAACAACGGCTTTAACGCAGCTTTCCCAGGTGGTGACGGTGTTGCTCTGTTTTCTACAGCGCACCCATTAGTATCTGGTGGCACCAACAGCAACCGTCCTTCAACTGGCGCTGACTTAAACGAGACTTCTTTGGAAGCCGCCGTTATTCAGATCGCTGCTTGGACAGACGAGCGCAGTTTGCTTATCGCTGCTAAACCACGTAAGTTGATTGTTCCACCTGCACTCCAGTTCGTTGCAACTCGCTTGCTCGAAACCGAATTGCGTGTTGGTACAACCGATAACGACATCAACGCACTCAAGAACAACGGTTCTATCCCAGAAGGTTATACAGTTAATAACTACCTGACCGATACAAACGCATGGTTCCTCTGCACTGATGTTCCAAACGGTATGAAGCACTTTGTCCGTACACCACTCTCCAATTCTATGGACGGTGACTTTGATACAGGCAACGTACGCTACAAGAGCCGTGAGCGTTATTCTTTTGGATTCTCGGATCCACTCGGAATGTTCGCATCACCAGGCGCTTAATCAGCACCTAAGTTGTATAAGACCCCGCCTAAACAGCGGGGTTTTTTATTTGTTCTAGCAGACTTTCAAAGGAAAGTTGGTCCTTATTTTCCGCAAATTCTACGGTGAATAGGTATCTTGGTTCATAAAAATTAATGACTGTATGCCGTATTTGGGTATTAAAAAGGTAGTAAGTATCAGGCTCGTAGACCAATTCTTCAAAGGGAAACTGCGCCCCTTCTGAGCCTGTAAACAGGCAATGACTCTTAACTTCTGGGGTTAAAAGCATGTTGACCCCCACCCCCCTACGGGTATCCGTGTGCCAGTCATAACAAACATAGGGAGAAAGTTGAACAATTCCAGCTACAAACGGGTGTTTATGAAAAAGGTCTACCAAAAACGGGTCTTTGGATAACATCTCAACAGGTACTTGTATGGCTTTGAAGTTGTAATAGTCCTGCCAGTTTTGCGCAGTAGCAGCAAACCCCAAAAGTTCTTTAGTGATTACAGACTTGCTCGGTATTTTGTAATAGTTCATGAAACTATTTTACGCAAAACATCTTGCACAAACCTAAAAAAGTAGTAAGATTGTAGAAACTCGGATATTCGCTTATCAAACTGCCCGAGCAGACGCATACACGATTGATAGGCTGAACTTTGTATGAAGGACAATTTATTATGGCAACATCAACTACCTCAGCCGTATGGCGCTCCACAGGTGGAGATCAAACACGCACAGCAACAGCTGGCTCCATGGTTATGGCAGCTCAGTTCTTTATTTCTAACTGCGCAGCAACTGCAAACGTAACAAATGCTACTGGCACTGAGGCTCTAATCCTCCCAGCTGGCGCTGTTGTTACCGATGTTTCTATTGTTGAAACTGGCACAGGTAATATTAACTTAGGGTTTACCCCACTAATTGGCGTAGGTCCAGGACAAACAACTACCCTTGGCACCCCAGTTCCTACTGGATTCTTGATTAACGAAGCCATTGGTACTCGTGTAAACGTTCAAGTTGGTGGCACTGATGGTGGCGCTTCTTTAGGTAACGTGGCTAACGCAACTAACTTAGTTGTTGTAACTACCGCTGCTAATAGCTCTGCTTCTGGCAACTGCTCTGGAATTATTCGTTATTTCGTATCTGACGCTGGTGCTGAAAGCGCTTAATTAATCTAGGGGGTTCGCCCCCTGTTTTAACCTTATTGGAGATTAATTATGGGTATGCAATATGACGTAAAACAAGGACATCTAAACCAAAGCGGCTTCTTTGTTCTTGGGCGCAATCGTGTTAAAGGCGTTTCTTGGTATGGTTCTGCTTCAGATGGCACTTTAGTGTTGTTTGATACAACCACAGCCCCAGTAACTGCAAGCGTTACTTATGAACGTGCAGGAACTTTAGTAACAGTAACCAAAACTGCTCACGGTCTTAATACTGGAGACATTGTAGGTATTCATTTTGGCGAAGCTAGTAGTGTAGCGGCAACAGACGGCAATTATTCTATTACTAGAACTGGCGCAAATACATTTACATTAACTGATATTAATAGCGGAACTGTAGCTAATACTGCAACAGCAGCATATGTTAGTGGTGGCGGTAGGTGGTTAATGACGTATGAAAATGATGCTACTGATACATTTAGTAATGCCCCTGTCATTCCAGGCGAAGGCGTTTTAGCAACTAATGGCATTTACGCATTGATGACTAATATAGGCGCAGCACAAATTTATTATGGCTAAGAAAAAAGGTGTCTCGCTTGCGGTTGGTCGTGGTGAAAAGCTGCCTGTATCTAAGGGCGCTGGGCTTACCGCCAAAGGTCGTGCTAAATATAATGCGGCTACTGGCTCGAATCTAAAGGCTCCGCAGCCCGAAGGTGGCGCTCGCAAGAAGTCTTTTTGTGCTCGGATGTCTGGCATGCCAGGCCCGATGAAAGACGAAAAAGGTCGCCCTACTCGTAAGGCAGCTAGTTTAAAGCGGTGGAAGTGTTAATGGACAGCTTACTGACTATCGCTATAGCTGCTTGGTCGGGGCTTTTAACTGTATTTATATCTGTATTAGGGTATATCGTGAAGGAAAAGTTTAGCAAAATTAAAGAATTAGACGATAAACTCAATACAACTAGAGTGGAGGTAGCGCGTGAGCACATTACTCGTGAAGAAGTTACAAGAATTACGGACCACATTGACGCAAGGTTTAACCGCCTTGAAAGCAAAATTGACCAGCTTATTCAAAGCAAATTAACAAATGCCTAGCGTCTCTAAAAAGCAACACAATTTCATGGCGGCTGTGGCTAATAACCCAAAGTTTGCCAAAAAAGCAGGTGTATCTTCCGCTGTAGGGAAGGAATTTTTAACTGCCGACAAAGGCAAAACGTTTAAAGAAGGTGGAACCATGAAAAAAATAGATATGAAGAAAAATCCAGGTATAGCTAAGTTACCTACAGCCGTGCGCAACAAAATGGGCTTTATGAAAGAGGGCGGTACGGCTCACTCTGACGTTAAGATGGACAAGAAGGTTGTTAAAAAAGCTGTTGGTATGCACGAGAAGCAATTGCATGGCGGCAAGAAATCTGACATGAGCAAACTAAAGTCTGGCGGTATGGCTTGTGCTCCTAAGAAGATGGCTAAAGGTGGCGGCTGCGAGATCAAAGGCAAAACCAAAGGCACAATGATTAAGATGAAAAAAGGCGGAGCCTGCTAATCATGGCTACTAAAGCTCAACAAAACGACGACGGTACCGTATCTGATCCTGTAACTACAGAGACTCAGAAGGGCTATGCTAACTACGAAAAAGCACAGGCTGATGCTCAGAAAAAAAGAGATGAAGAAGGCCCTATAGACTATTGGACTAGAAAACTTAAGCGCACTTTTTTAGGTATTCAGCCAGAAAAGAAAGCTAAAGGTGGTAAGGTTTCTTCCGCTTCTAAGCGTGCCGATGGTTGTGCTATTCGTGGGAAAACGAGAGCGTAATGGATAAACGTGTAAACCCTATCAGTCCTGCAGCCCAGTTAGATTTAGGGCTTGGGTCTACTCCTGAGCAACTGCAGAGAAAAAGACCTGCAGATCCAGGGTATAGGGAGATTCACGAGAAGTACAACCCACCAGAAAAAGACCCCAAGGGTAAAGCTGCTGAGAACAAAGAGTTTGAAGATAAGCGTCAGCAAAGAAGTAAGTTGATACAGCAGACGGAAATGGATAAGATCAGAGAGATCTTTGAACGGTCTAAAGGCGGTAGTGGCGGTGGCGGTATGCCGAAACTAAACCGTGACCTAACTAAGAACTACAAAGCAGGTGGCAAAGTATCTAGCGCCTCTAAACGGGCCGATGGCTGTGCAATTCGAGGGAAGACAAGAGCATGAAACCAAGCAGAGGTATGGGCGCCATAATGCCCTCTAAGATGGGCAAAGGGGTTAAGAAAGCCCGTAGGGACGATACCGATTTCACCCAATATAAAGAGGGTGGTAAGGTCAACGCTGCGGGTAACTATACTAAGCCTAGTATGCGTAAGTCTTTATTTAACAGCATTAAAGCGTCTGCTACGCACGGTACGGCGGCGGGTCAGTGGTCAGCTCGTAAAGCGCAACTCTTAGCTAAGAAGTACAAGGAAAAAGGCGGGGGGTATAAGTGAAATGGTCAGACAAACGCAAAAAGTCAGTCAACTGCGACAACCCGAAGGGGTTCTCGGAGAAAGCCCATTGTGCCAGCAAAAAGAAAATGGCTGGGGGTGGCTTAGCAAAATCACAACAATCTTTAAAGGCTTGGGGCGACCAAAAGTGGACAACCAAGTCGGGGAAGAAGTCGTCCGAGACGGGGGAACGGTACCTGCCAAAAAAAGCAATCGAGTCGTTAAGCCCGCAGGAGTACGCAGCAACAACACGAGCAAAACGAGCGGGAAAAGCCCAAGGCAAACAGTTCGTACCCCAGCCAGCAAAAGTAAAAGCAAAAGTAAAACCGTTTAGGAAAATATGAGCACAACAGGGACTACCGCTTTTAATTTAGACATGAACGACCTCATTGAAGAGGCGTTTGAGCGTTGCGGTTTAGAGTTACGTACTGGTTATGACTTCCGTACCGCACGGCGGTCTTTAAACATTCTGACGATTGAGTGGGCTAACCGAGGTATTAACCTGTGGACGGTTGAGCAGGGTCAGATTGTACTAAACACACAACAGGCTCTATATGCAGTGCCTGTGGATACTATTGACATCTTGGACGCAGGTACCCGTACTGATAACGGCAGTCAATCTAACCAGATAGACATTAATTTGACCCGTATTAGCGAACCTACGTACATGACGATTCCTAATAAAAACACTACGGGACGCCCTATTCAGATGTGGTTTAACCGTCAAAGCGGTGGTGTTGCAAGCGTATCGCAGACTACATTAGTTGGTGGTATTAGCGCTACAGACACCACAATTACGCTGGCAAGTGCAGCTAACCTACCTACTCAGGGTTTTGTTAATATTGATAATGAAACGATTGGTTATCAAAATATTGTTGGAAATCAAATAGTTAACGCTTGGCGTGGGCAGAACGGTACTACAGCTGCAGCGCACCTAACAGCCGCTGGGGTATTTAATAACCAACTTCCTTGTATTAATGTCTGGCCTACCCCTAACTCCCCTGGCAATCAGTACACATTGGTGTACTACCGTATGCGCCGTATTCAGGATGCGGGTAACGGTATTCGGACACAAGACATTCCATTCCGCTTTATCCCATGTATGGTGGCGGGTTTAGCGTATTACCTTAGCGCAAAGCTGCTTGGCGTTGATCCTGGTCGTATGCAGATGCTTAAGGCAGAATATGAGCAGCAGTTCCAATTAGCAGCCGATGAAGATAGGGAGACAGCGTCAGTTCGTTTTGTACCCCGTAACATGTTTTATAGTTAATCATGCCTAGTCAGTTTTCTTCTGGTAAGTATTCAATTGCCGAATGTGACCGATGTGGTCAGCGGTATAAGCTAAAAGAGCTTAGGAAGTTAACTATTAAAACGAAGCAGGTAACTATTAAAGTTTGTCCAGAGTGTTGGGAACCAGATCAGCCACAGTTGCAGTTGGGTATGTATCCAGTCAATGACCCACAGGCAGTTCGGGAACCAAGACCAGACGTATCGTATTTGCAGTCTGGGCAAAGCGGTTTGCAGGTTAATGGGACAGGGGATACAACTGAAGAAGGTGCTGGTTATCCTGAAGGCGGTAGTCGAGTATTTCAGTGGGGCTGGGCACCAGTAGGCGGCTCTAGGGAAAATGATGATGGTTTAACACCAAATAACTTGGTAATTAACGTAGAAGTCGGTACAGTATCAATAACGGTAACTTAAGGAGTTTAAAATGTACAAATCAGGCGCAGATGGCATTACCAAAAA